TGATGAAGACGTAAGAGACAATCCTGATTCTTATTTTAGTGATGAAGATAGAAGTCTATCGGATGAACAACAAGAAGAAATTGAAATATTAAGAAATAAAATACAACAAACTGAAACATTAAGAGAGAGACTTGAGGGTGAAATGGACGGGGGAGAAGATGATGATGAAACACAAGAAAATATTGATGAGCTGACGGAAAGAATTGATGAGATGGAAAGTGAGATTACAGATATAGAAGAAGACCCATCAGGAGAATTTCCAGAAGATATGATTACCGAAAAAATTGAAGAATTAGTTAGTGATGTAAAAGATGATCCAGAAGGGTTTATGGAAACATTTGGATTAAATTGGGAGGACTATATTGATAAAGATGATTTTATTAAAGGAGTAATTGATGCTGATGGATATGGTCATACAATGAGTACTTATGATGGAAATGCTGATGAAGTATATGTTCAAGATAAATTATTTTATGTTATCAGAATTGATTAACACCAATTAGAGTATTATATTTGAAATATGGGAAGAAAAAAGAAAATGTCATTCAAACTTAATCCAGAATGGTTATTTAAAGAACCTATTGATTTTGAATACAACAAATACACTTTATTAGATTACTTACAGAAGTGTGAGAAAGGATTTGACAAACTTCAGATATATCCAGATTTTGTTGAATTATCATTACACCTTGCCAATCTGCAATCACTTGTTAAAGAGAATACTTTATTATTAACAAATAAGAAATTTGAATCTTGTGATGATGAGATTTTATTAAAAGAACTTTACCCAAAAAAACCAAGAGATTTAAGTACAGAAGAAGAAGATGAATTAGAGAAGACAATCAAATATTCTGGAGGAAAGTTATTTGATGCATTTAATCTTGCTAAATCCATTTGGAACATGGCATATGATTCACTTTCAGTTTCCATTAAAAAAAACAAACACAATTTAGCAGGAGGTGTTGGTTATATATATTTTTATGAGAAACAAGAGAACAAACTTTATGTGTGGGAATATCAAATCAAAAAAATAAAAGGAGATGATATTAATAATAAAGCATATATTAAATTAATATTCAGCGATGAGCCAAAAGATATCAATATGGCAAAAATTATTGATAGTTATTCAACTTGGAATGAAACAGGACAGCACCATAGTTTTCCAATGTTTGAAATGAAAACATCTCACCAATTCCCAATGAATGAAACATTAATTCCTATTATGAAAAGGAAAATAATGGCGTATGTATTTCAAATAGTTAATATAGAAAAGATAAAAAACTTTGACTCTGAAGAGTAAATTGTTTATCTTTATCCAATGGGATTTAACAAAAGAACAATCAACCTAAAATACTGTATCAACGCATTAGAAAATAATGACCTCAAAGGTTATTATGGGAAAAGTGATGTGTTATTCTTTGAAGATGACATTAGTTCACGTATCTATGATTTATTCTGTGAAGGTAAAACCGATAAAGAAATATTAATAAACATAAAAAAACACATGGAGGAACAATCTTATGAAATGTATTAAAGCAATTAGAGCAACAAAAGAAGTTGAACTTGGAGAAATTAAAAGAGTTGACAACAAAACCGCACATAGTATGGTTGGTTATAGTTGGCAATATGTCTCTAAAACAGAGTGGAAATTATCAAGAGGTAAAAAAGTTGTTGAAGAAACAACCGTAAAAGACACTGTAGAAGATATTGCAAAAGTTGAGAAAAAACCTTATAAGAAGGGATCTAAACCAGAAAAAAAATCTAAGTAATGAGTAAAGAAATGGTTAATCATCCTGAACATTATCAGTTCGGTGAAAACAATCAATATGAAGCCATTAAAGTTATTGAGGCATGGGATTTAGACTTCCATCTTGGAAATACTGTAAAGTATATCTCAAGAGCAGGTAAGAAAGACCAAGCAAAGGAGTTGGAGGACTTAAAGAAAGCCGCTTTCTATTTAGACCGCAAAATTAAAAATTTAGAAAAATGGCAATATATTGGTTTACAGGACAACCAGGCTCAGGCAAAACAACTTTAGCCAAGTCTATAATAGAGAAATATGATTTCATGGAATGGTTTCATATTGATGGAGATGATATAAGAGAATTATTTGATAATAAAGATTATTCAAAAGAAGGTAGAATGAAAAATATTCAACTAGCTCAACAGATGGCACAGTATCTTCATTCAAAAGGTAAAAGAGTTTTAGTATCTTTGGTATCTCCATACAAAGAACAAAGAGATGAATTTAAAAACAAAATGGGGAATAGTTTAACTGAAATATTTGTTTATACTTCAGAAATAAGAGGTAGAGAAAAGTTTTTTGTTGAAGAGTATGCTGCTCCATCAGAAAGTTTTGTTAGTGTTTGTACGGATAATACTTCAATAGAAGATTGTATAGAATTAATTTTAAATAAATAATAATATGGAAAAATTTCACGTACAATCGGCATTTCAATCAAGCACATCCGAAAAACAATACTCAATGTTTATTGGGAGATGGCAACCATTACATGAGGGACATCAATACATTTTTCAACAAAGATTAAATAAAGGTAAAAATATTCTTATCTGTATTAGAGATATTGAACCTGATGAAAAAAATCCTTATAAGGCTGAAGAGGTTAAGTTAATGATTACTAAACATTATAAAGAAGAAATTAAATTAGGAAGAGTTAAAGTTTTAATTATTCCTGACATTGAATCAGTTAATTTTGGTAGAGGTGTTGGATATGATATAATAGAACATGTGGTTCCTGATGATATTAAAAACATCTCAGCAACAAAAATTAGAGAAAATTTAAAAGAAAAAGGAGAACTATAATTTGGAAACCAATAAAGTAATAAATGGTAATTGTATTCATGAAATGTCAAAATTTCCTGAATCATCTATTGATATGATTGTTACTAGCCCTCCATACAACGTAGGTATTGATTATGATACACATCATGATGAAATGAATATGGAAGATTATTGGGTATTCACCGAACAATGGTTAACCGAGGCATTCAAAGTATTGAAAGATGATGGAAGAATTGCAGTTAATATTCCATATGAAGTTAATGTACAAGATAGAGGTGGGAGAGTACTATTCATGTCTGAATTTTGGGCGGTTATGAAAAAAGTTGGATTTAAATTCTATGGTCTTGTTGATCTTGATGAAAATTCACCACATAGAAGTAAGACTACCGCGTGGGGTTCATGGATGTCTCCGAGTAGTCCTTACATATATAATCCAAAGGAATGTGTTGTATTAGCGTACAAGAAAGACCGTATAAAGAAGATTAAGGGTGAACCACAATGGAAAGGAGAGATGACTGATATTGAACAGGAAGATGGGTCAATCAAAAAGAAAATGGTTTATCAGGATGAGGATAAGAAAGAGTTTATGAGTTTAGTTTATGGGCAATGGGAATACTTTGCGGATACCAAACAACAAACCAAAGCAACTTTCTCAATGGATATACCTATGAGGGCTATTAAAATATTAACATATAAAAATGATATTATCCTTGACCCATTTACTGGTTCAGGAACTAGTTTAGTTGCTGCTGAAATTAGTGGTCGCAGATGGATTGGAATTGAATTAAGTGAAAACTATTGTAAAGTTGCAAAAGAAAGGGTTCAACATTTTGTTGATAAAAATAAACAAAGTAAACTATCATTATAATTAAAGGGTCTTATGACCCTTTTTTTCATTTATAGGATATTTATAGGATATTATAAATAAAATGGTAGATATTATTATAAACAAAAAACAATTAAATTTAATAAAGGAACAACAAGTACTCAATGAGTCGTTGTTAAGTTTGGAAAACGTGTTAATGGCTGCTGGATTTATACCTGTTATTGGAGGAATAGCGGACATAGCATTAATTTGTTATTATCTTCTTAAAGGTGAAAAACTATATGCTGCAATAATGTTAATTGGTTTAATACCTGGTGTGGGAAATTGGATAGCGTCACCAATTATTAAATTATTTAAAGGAAGTAAAGCAGGAGTTATTGCTATGAAACAGGGAGGTGTGAAATTAACTGAATACTTAGCCAAAAATCCTGAAGCGGCTACTAAATTTGCTAAATTAGGAAAATATATAAAATCACCCGCTGTTGAAAAAACAGTTGAAGGTATTACGAAAGTGAATTCAGGTTTAGGGAACAAATTAAAATCAGGATTGAAAGAAATTAGTGGAGCGGGTGCTATAAGTGGAATTGGTGCAGGTACCAAAGAAGTTTTAGCAGGAGGTAAATTCGGAAGAGGGCTTAAAGATTATTTTCAAGGACAAAGGTTAACAAATTACTATATTAAAAATGGTGTTGTACCCGAGCAAGGAATAAAAAGATGGTGGTTAAATGTTCAAGCTGGAGGAGACAGAAGAGCTGCTTTTAGAAAATTCATAAGTGCTAATAATTTGTTGGCTTATTTTGGAATTCCTTCATTAACTACGTTTGAAGAAAAATTGTCTAATGACGCTGAATTTAGAAAAAAAATTGCAGATGACCCTAAAACTAGTGATTACATTGCCCAAAATTATAATTCTGATGGAGGAAATAAAACACCATCAAATAATAATATACCAAAAGTAAATACTGATACTACATCATCAGCAACTAAAAATGATAATCCACTAAATAGTTTGTTTGGAGGATTATTTAGTGGTCAACTTGGTAAAACTGCTTTAGCAATTGGTTAAAATAAATGTAAAATATAAAGTATTGATATGAAAAAAATAATAAGATTAACAGAATCGGATTTGAAAAGATTAATTGAAAGAGTTGTGAAAGAACAAGATGAAGTGACGTATGACATGATTACTGCTGTACAAAAATTTTTAAATAATAGATATAAAAATGATAGAACATTCAAACAACTTACAGTTGATGGAAAAACAGGTGATAATTCACAAACTGAGTTGGCAATTAAAAAATATCAAAAAGAAAAAGGTTTAGACACTGATGGAAAAATTGGTCGTGGTACAACTGGAGCAATGAGAAAAGATGGTTTGGATAAATTTGAAAGTAAATTTTTAGGGTTATTTTAATGAAGAAACTATTAAAAGAAACTGGGATAAGAGATATCTCAACGTTAAAGAAAAGATACTCTAAAGCCGAAATTTATTTTCATCAAGATTTAGATGGAGTAACTACAGCAATCGCTATGAAAAAATACCTTGAAGATAATGGTATTGATGTAGTTGGTGCTCATATTATTCAATATGGTGATAAAGAATTTTCAGTTAAGAAAAACGACGCGACTGGAGATATAATGCCAGTTTTAGTTGACTTCGCTCATGGTAAACCAATGTTTGTTATTCATACTGATCATCATGATAAACAAGTAGGAGTTGAAAAAGGAACTTCAAAACAATTTAGAGGGGCTCGTTCAAATGTTGAAACAATATCTCAAGTGGTATCTCCCAAAGATTTATTTCCTTCACCTGATATCCTTTTAATCAATACGGTTGATTCTGCCGACTTTGCAAAACATAACATAACACCAAATGAGGTAGTTAATTATCTTTATAGATTTGATAAAGAAAAACCATTACAACAGAATAAAATGTTGTTAGGTTTTGTTATTAATAAATTACTATTAGCATTTAAAAATAAGCCTGGGTTTCTTGAAGGATTAGTTATGGATTCTGAACCATCTCTAATGTCTATTTTAACTAACATTAAAACTTGGATGACAAGAACAAATGCAGCAAAACCAGAAGAATTACAAAAAAATGCGGAAGATTACAAAACAAAAATGAAGGGATTTCCAAGAGTCAGTGATAATATTATTTTCCAATATGGTGGAGGTAGTATGTTCAAACCTGGGTCTTATGATAGGTATACCCCATTTAGAAATAATCCTGATGCAGACTTTCTTATTATGGCGTGGCCAATGGGATTGGTTCAGGCATCATGTAATCCTTTTAAGAAGGATAGAGAACTTAAGGGTGTTAATCTTGGGGAGATAGCTCAAGAGGTGTTATCCAAATGGGAAGGACAATTGAAAGAAAAAAATATACCATTATCTACAATGAAATGGGTAAGTGAAACGAGTGCTGGTCCTGAGAGTGTTGGATTTACATTCAAAGATTTTGATGCTTTATATGGGGGAAAGTTTATGTTTATGGATGGTGGTGATAAGGCGTTAGATAAAGTTAAAGAAATGATGGAAAAACCATTTAAAGATTTATCGGAGGATGAAATTGCTATGATGGATAAGATTGGTATTAATGCGTGGGATTTAATTCAAGCCAATTCAGGGGGACACAAATGTATTACTAATATTTCAGGATTAAATTACTTAGGTAGAGGTAAGAGACCACCTAAAGGTCAATATAAATATGATTCTGAAAAAGATGATTCACCTTCGGTTAAGTTTACTAAAATGATTGCTCAGCAGTTTGAAAATATTTTAAAAGAAAAGATTGGGGAATCAAAATAGGTATTCAACAGAGTCTCCGGCTTCAATATTAAGTTTTTCACATAGGCCACCTTTTATTTCCAATACAATATTTCCGTTACCGCAATAACTTGGACATTCATTACCGTGACATGGGCTACAGTCATGATGAATATTAACAATAACATTGTTTTTAATAAT